GATTAATAATAATACACTGTATCTAAAGCCTATAGGTTGTAGAGTAAGTGTATATCCGCATATGCGCGCGGCGTAAGTATATAATGCCACTGTAAAAAATTAAGCCTTGACTTTAAGCCCGAAAATAGTGTATACCAAAAGCAGAGAGAAATAAAACGGATTGGAGGTGCGAAAAGTATATGCAGGATGTAAAGAGTGTAGAGAATGTAGATCTTACAACCCTTATAGTGGATCTAGGTACAGTACAGATATACACATCAACTGTACAGGATTTAATAGACAACGCTTGTATAGAATTTCACATCGAAGATTTGTTAAAAGCTGGACAGAGACAATGGAAAGCTGTTATGCAGTATGTTGGTATGCATTTATTCCCGGATACATCGGTACTAAAAGACAAGAGTCTAAAACCTCTTGGTAATGCAACTATACCGACTAACTGTAACAGGTATGACAGAGAGGTATTATATAAGCTTTGTGATTATTATATATATATCTCCAATGTGTACAGCAAGTTGGTAAGTACAGTGGCATTTAGTTATTTTTGTAATATACCTACAAACACAATGGATATATGGAGTACAGAGGAACCAAGCTCGTTGGCTTTCAAGATGTGGCAAAAATTACAACGATCTCGTAAAGATTGTATCCTAGATCGTGCGTATGACTCCAATAGCCCAGTAGGCACTATGTTCGTTGGCAACAACGAATTCGGCATGAACCAGCCCGGCATTGGCGATAATGCCACCCAGAGAAGGGCAATCACAGCGCAGGAGCTGCCAAGATTGGACGAGAAAAAAAGCCAAGAATTGCACGCAATTGACACACAATTCGCAGATGCAGCGGCAAATAATACGGTTTAAATTGTGCGTGATTATTCTACAATTCACAAATGCAGTAATACCAACGGTTGTAGCGTTTTAACTATTCGTAAACTATTCGGAAAAGTTAGGTTTTGCGAATAGTTGCAAGGGTAAGACATGAATTGTATTAAAACAATTTGATTTTCACACAATGACAACAGAACGAAACGGAAAATATTTTATATTTCCATGTTTGCAGAAAAAGGATGGGGAGGGGGTCTGACAGAAAGGCCACCGAGCGGATACTAAGTCCCTTAAATACCTCAAAAAATAAAAAGCCACTTACAACACCCATTGACTTTCATCGTAAATAGGCTATAATAAATTTATAACAATTCACTTTCACGTTGCGATTCGCAACTACGTTTCCAAAAAAATTTTTAAAAACAAAAAGAGTGTTTCGGACAGGAGAATGATATATGACCGGAAATGAGTATCAGAAATTAGCAATGCGGACAAATGATCGCAAAGCGACAGAAAGAATTTCGGATAAATTCGATTTGCTTAAATTTTGCAAAAAGAACAATATCGCATCTGCGTTGCAAGATTATGACCTTGGCGGCATCTTCAATTCTTGTTTGGGGTTATCTGGCGAGGTTGGAGAATTTAACGACATAATCAAAAAATGGATTTTCCATGAGAAACAGCTTGATATTGACCACGCAAAGAAAGAAGCTGGCGATATTTGTTGGTATCTGGCAATGCTTTGTGAATCCTTCGGCTGGAGCCTTGATGAGATCATGCAGATGAATGTAGACAAACTTAAGGCACGTTATCCGGAAGGGTTTGACATTGAAAGAGCAAACCACAGAGCGGAAGGTGATGTTTAATGGCAAGCTGCAGCAATGAGTTGATGAAAACTGAGTATTCCGAAACCTTTGATGAAAAACGCAAAGGATTGATTGAACAGTCGTATTACAAATACGGACCGGCAAGAATGAATTTTGCAAACGAGAATGTGGATGCAATCGAAAGTTTGAAAATGTGCCTTGCCAAGTTTGAAGAGACCGGGAATCTTGAATACCTGTGTGACGTTGCGAATTATGCTATGTTCCGGTTCATGTTTCCACAACAGGGCGAATACTTCAAACATACGAATTCTGATGAATCTGCTGGGCTTTTTGGCATGAGCGTAAATGAAATGGAACGATTCAAACAGGAACACGGCTTTGAGGATGAGGGATATTGATATGATTTTAAAGATAATCGCAACAGCGACAGATGTACTCGTAATACTTGGACTTATGGGAGGACAGGTAAAACAAAAAGACAATTCAAACGCAATGGGGTATTTGCTTTCATACGCGATCTTTGCAATGAATATTATGGTCATTTGGAAATGATGGGCTATCGTCAAACGGTAAGGCACAGGATTTTGATTCCTGCATTCCGGGTTCGAATCCCGGTAGCCTAACTGGTTGCATGCTGACGTCCATGCAACCACATATGTTTTTCATATGTACTTGAACCCTTGGTTGAGTGATTCAAGCATTTGGGTTCCTCCTTTCGCCACTAGGACGATTCTGTTAAGGACGGTGCGAGACCGTCCGGTGGTATTTGTCGCAGGGGGCGGCATCTTGGCGTAAGACTATATGGTGTTGAGCGGTATCTGCTTTGTAATTTGCAGACGTGCAATCCATATAGCAGTCAATCATGGTTCGGGCATCTATCCCACGGTGTCCGAGCTGTGAAAATGTAATTCCCCTTAAGAAGTTAGGTGGTGGCAGAACGAAATGCAAGCAAAGAAGCTGATCGGTAAGAGTGTTGCCAAGTGATAAGCGGAAAATCATCCGTAATCAGCAACAACACCTTTTCAGAATCCGATTATGTGAGGTTCAAATCCTCACCCACCTACTCGGTCAAATTATGCTGTCTGCTTGCAGGCGGTCTATGTTTTGGCTGAAATACGATGCTTGTCTATTGCTCTGCAATAATTTAATTCGGAGTAGAACCATGGAAATAGGCTTGCATGGTAACATTGAGTTGCCGGTGAAATGCTGTAAACCGGATAGTGCAAGGCATAGCACGATAAACATTATTGCTAACCGTCTGATGGCGGTTATGGGGATTTAATTCAGTGGCAGAAGACACGGCTTATATCCGGGTTGTCGCGGGTTCGATTCCTGTAATCCCCACAGGTGATGTTGCCAGTACACCCCTAGTGTGTTTATTACAGAAATGCAGGTGCTAATCAATATACCGGTTAAACTTAGCACAGGTAACTGGATTGAGCGGTTGTCATTCAAAAGATGGCGGTAACCGCTGACTAAAAGAACCTTGCACTTAGTGTAGTGTGGAGCAAGGAAAAACGGAAACTACACGACATGGCTTGTTAGCTGAGATGGATTAGCGACAGACTGAAAATCTGTATAGGGCGGCTCGATACCGCCACAAGCCATTGAGCGGTGTTAGTAGCACCGTGCCATTCTGAAACGCAAGGAATGGTTCGGGTAGGGAACTTCCATGCCCGGCGCGTGCAGATATAATCCTAACTGGTAAGGAAACTGTTTGCTAAACAGTCAGTAGCCGGAAACGGTGTTTCGGTTCGAGTCCGAATATCTGCGTTTATCCTTATCTCCACTTAGTCGGGTGCTACTGCAATAGTTCCGGTCGATGGGAGACTTATGGATGGTAGCGGCATAATTGGTAACAGAAAACCCTTCCGTGATTAGAAATTGCAGATTTGAAAGCGGTTGGCATGGTTTTGTCTGACAGGGTTCGATTCCCTGTGCCGCTATTCGATGATAAAAACATTATGGAATATTTATATCAAACAAAAGACACGGAATCTCACGAGGATTCCGATTTTTGCTATGGCTGGGGGCGAAATATGACAAACTGCGTGAATTGCGGCGCACCAATCGAAACCGATAAAAAGGTGTGTCCTTATTGCAAAACTCCATATGAAAATGCAGGAAATTATAGTTTAGGTCTTATAGGATCAGCGGTGCAGAAATTGTCATTAGATGATTACATAAGATTGTCAATGCCAGAACCATGGACGCGCCATTGTGAAGAACCATATTTCGATGCGGACGGCATTTTGCATCGTATTGTTCCGAAAAATTACTTTGATTGAGGTGTAATATGTGTGATTTTTGTAAAAACATAGGAATTGGAATACCGGATTGGGATTTCCTCACTCCGGATAAAAATGGGAGAATCCCGTCCGGTGACGCAATAGAAATTCGGAAAATTGCAGACAAACACGCGCTTGTTTTTACGAATAGTGCCGGAGAATACGGCGCAGGAGCGATAAATATTGCGTTTTGCCCTATCTGTGGTAGAAAGCTGGTGTAATAATGAAACCATTAGAAAAAATATTTTTTAGAGCTTGCGTGAATGAGCAGAAAAGAAAATTGCCTTCAAGCAATCGAGAATTGAGCATAAGAGCTATTGGGAATATTTTTGAAAGGCTTGGATTTTCGTACAAGCAGTTAATGTATTATGTCAGAAAGTGGTCTGACAGGGGATTTTATGATTACGGAACAACGCTTGATTTGGGATGGTTTGAATTTGACAAACTGACCGGAGAATATAAACGGATTTATGATTCTATGACAAGTACGGACGGATGGAAAGATGGAGAGTTGGAAAATTATATTTCAAGAAATTCTTTTAAACGAGATAGAATAACACCACTTGATATTCTGTATATGTACGGATTGGTTTGAAAGGCGGCAGAATGATGGTTACACAGAAAGATGTCCACAATAGTATAGTTGTAAATGCAAACGTTTGGCAGAAAAGATATTTATCATTACAATGCGGTGGAAGCGTTGAAAAGATAAAGGAAGCCGAACAGGCAATGGCTAATATGATTAACGGCATTAGCAAGGCACTTAAAAATAGTGGAACAGATTATTTGAATAAACTTGATTTGTAAGAGAGGGATTTTATGAAACATCAAAAAGAATGGCACACTTGCGATAGGTGCGGTGCTGAAATAAAATTCAAGCCAAGACAACAGCTACAATATGTGCCGTGTGGTACATATTCAGAACCGGTAGCTAGATTTACAGAAGATGAAATTTCGTGCGAGCTTTACAAAACAAGATTTTGCGGAAAACTTAAGAAAACTTATGAATTATGCCCTAAATGCAGAAAGGATTTTGAGAGGTTTATGAGAAATGATAGTTAATATGGGAACCAAAACCTATGAAATGAGCCGCAAGCAGGCAAAAGCTATTCTTGGAACGGCTAAGAAACTTGCAAATTGCAACATATACGGCATTGAAAAAGGTAATGTGGTGATTATGCTGAATGAAAAGTATGAGGACGATATGAGCCTTAGAAAAACCGTAGAGGAGTATAAAAAGAAAGGGTTCAAGGTGCATTGGAAATGAAAATAATCAAAGAAGGCAGCCTTAGGTACGAAAGAAAACCTTTAAAGTTTGAGTGTAAGAATTGCAAAACCGTTTTTGAAGCGGAAAAGACTGAATATGAATATTGTGGAGATCAAAGGGAAGGCGATAACTACAAGTGTGAATGCCCATTGTGCCACAAAATGGTATATTACAGCTAAAACAATGATTGCTGATTATCAGCGGAAAGGAATTTTTATGAAAAAAATTATTCGTAAGCGTGCCGATGAAAGGCAGAACAGAGGAAGAAATCAAAGCAAGCATCCAAAAGATGAAAAATATTGCTGAAATATATGAGGGAGAAGAATTAGAGCTTATCGACAGCTACATTGAAGATAACCCACCTAAAGACAACAATGAAGCTGTATGGTATTTAGGTGAAAGCCTTAAGAAGCTGGCACAGGCTGATGTATTCATGGGAATATGTGAGAGCTACGACTGGAACGGCTGTTGCATTGAAATGGAAACAGCAAATAAATATGGCATTAAAGCATATACGATTCCGGTAAGGTATGTAATTGATGATTATAATGCACTTATAAACAAATTGCATCCGGTTTGCAATGAAGCAATGCCAACAATCTAACAATATATTTCCCGGCTAACAAATGGAGTTAGTCGCTACCCTAAAACAGTTATAGGCAGAGGTCAAAGCACTTCTGCTTTTTGCGGAGGTGCTTTTTATTTGGCTTCAAAGCAGTTAATCAATGCAGTAAATGGATATGAAAACTACATACAGAGAAAAGGTGTTGATGAACAGGTAATAGATGCCCTTTTGAAAGCGTGCAATGTGGCAATTCGGACGGAAAAAGATGTTGACTACGGATTGACTATAACCGAAAGAACAAAGGCTTTAATCAACGAATTTACGCATAAAAACGCTGGCGGTAGCATATGGGAACTTGAAAGATATGCACAGAATCACGACATTAAAGGCGGATACAAACTTGTGGATCAGTTCTATGAAGTTTTGCGATTAGAGAGCTTTTATCGTTTCGAGAGCTTTATCTACTTTATGGAGCGCAAAAGAAATTGGAGTAAACGGTTTTATTATCCACGCCGCAAGACGCTTAATATAGTCGCCCAGGATCTTGAAGATTTGGAAAACCGGAAGATTAAATTTTACGGATTGTCAATGCCATCGCGTGTTGGCAAGTCTACTATCTGTATTTTCTTTCTTGCGTGGGTGGCTTTGCGCAGACCGAACAGCCATAGCGCAATGGGTGGTCACTCCGGTATTTTGGCAAAAGGATTTTACAAGGAATTGATAAATCTTTTTACCACGGAAGAATATACATTTGCGGAACTTTTTGCTTATTGGCACCCGGAATACGCAAACGCATCAATTCCGACAGACAAGAGCGCGGACGAATTTACGATCACGCTTGGAGATCCGGACAGATTCGCAACCGTAACGTGCCGTGGTATTGACGGAACATGGACAGGAGCGGTCGATGTTTCGAAAGATGGATATTTGTATGTCGACGACTTGGTTCGTGATCGAGAGCATTCATTAAGCCCTACTCGAATGGAAAACACATACCAAGAGTACCTAAACAAGATGGTTGACCGTAAAAATGACGGTGCAAGGGAATTGATGGTTGGTACTCTTTGGAATGTTTTAGACCCATTGGAGCGCATGAGAAAGCAATATGAGCATGATCCGCAATACCGATTTCGCAAGATTCCGGCGCTTAATGAAAATGACGAAAGCAATTTCGCGTATGAAATTAACGGATTTTCCACGGAATACTACAGGGATATGCGAGATAAACTTGACAATGCCGAATGGATGGCTAAGTTTATGCAGCAACCATATGTCCGCGAGGGATTGCTTTATACGGATTTGAGACTATTTAACGGAATCTTACCGGACGGAGATTTCCGGCGCATCGGAGTTGTGGACGTTGCATGGGGCGGCGGCGATAGCTTGTCAATGCCGATTGGGGCAGAATATGAAAACGGTGATGTTTATATTTACGATTGGGTATTCAACAAAGGCACAAAAGAGGTAACAATCCCTCTTGTTGTTGGACGAATTATCGGGAATGAGATTAGGCAGACAAGATTTGAGGGGAATACCGGTGGAGATCTGTATTGCCAATATGTAGATGAAAAGTTGCAGGAACAGGACTATAAATGCTCATGCACAAGCAGAAAAGCACCAAACAAGGTTGAAAAGTTATCAAAGATCATAGCATATTCTGGGGATGTTAAGAGAAAATTCATATTTCTTGATACGCACCGCCCGACACAGGATCAAATGAAAAAAGATTCAGATCTTGGAGTAACAAGGTATTACAGAAATGACGAATATCAAGCAGCTATGGATGAACTCTCTATGTTTGTAAGTATTGGTGGTAACGACCACGACGATGCGGCAGACGGTTTAACTCAGCTTGAAATGTTTATAGAAAACCCAAACAATACCGCAAAAGTAGAAGCGGCAGTAAACCCATTTAGGAGGTATTAGGATATGACAACAGACAAATATCTTTCACAGATAAACAGAATTGACCATGCGATTGTAAATAAGATGGAAGAGATCAAAAGGCTATCCGACATGGCAACTTCCATATCCATATTTCTGAAAGAGGTGGATGTGCAATCATCCGGCAATCCTGACAAAATGGGAAACGCGGTATCGAAGATTGTTGATCTGCAGAATGAGATCCAGACACTTGTAGATGAATTGGTTGATAAAAGACGGATTATCATATCGCAAATTGACAGCATGGATAATACAGATGTATATATCGTGCTTTCATCACACTATGTCAATGGAAAAGATTGGAACTTGATCTCTGTTGAGATGAAATATTCCTACAGGAACATTATGAAACTTAGGAAAAGAGCATTGCAGGAGTTTGAAAGACGTTATGGACAGCTTTACTCTGAAAAGAGTGCATAAAAGTACACAATAGTTCACACTCTTTCACAACATTTCCTAAAACTTGCATGGTATACTAAAAGAGTAGAAAAAACAAAATCCTACAACCCCAAAAGCATATAACCCGTAAAAAGCACTGTCAGAAATGGCGGTGTTTTTTATTTACAAGAAAGAGGTTGCTATGAAAAAAGTAACTATATATTGCCCGGATTGTGGAAGAATTGCCGGACATTATGATGGGAGATCTACGATAGATCATCCGTGTAAATGTAAAAAATGCAATCATATTGTGATTTATCGCGTGGCAACAGGCAAAATTGAAACAAAGCCAATACCAAAACGCGCTTGCAGTAGTGGAGTTTTATTTATATGAATACACAGTATTTTCATGACCTTGTAAAAGGCAGATATGGAAGAAAAATTGCATATGCTAACGTAGAACAGATTACGGCAGACAATATCGTAAATGTTGTCGGAAATTGCATTGGTGCATTTTATTTCAACAAGACGGTCATTCGGTATCTGTGGAACTACTACAAGGGCGATCAGCCTGTATTGTACCGAACAAAGGTACAGAATGCGGATATAACCAATAAGGTGTCTGAAAACCATGCCTATGAGATTGTTCAATTCAAGGTTGGTCAGACTTACGGTGAGCCAATTCAGCTTATCAGTAGGAAAGACGATGACCGTATAAACAATGCGGTTGATGAATTTAACGATTATCTGACAGATGCTAATAAGCAGGAAAAGGACATTAAGGCAGGGGAGTGGCAATCAGCAACCGGAACGTCATTTAAGGCGGTACAGATTACAAAAAATGGAGATATACCATTTAGAATTGTTGCACCAACACCAATGAACACTTTTGTTATCTATAGTCGTTCCACAGAAGAACCACTTTTAGCAATCCAAGAGCTTAAGGACGCCGATGGACAGATGTATAAACTCTGCTACACGGATTCATACGAATGCAAGATTGTAAATGGAGAGGTTCGAGATTGGCAATTGCATGGTTTTGGTGGAATCCCGATTGTTGAGTTTCCAAATAACCATGAGCGCATTTCTGATATTGAGCTTGTGATCGGGCTATTGGATGCAATAAATACAATGCAGTCAAACCGAATGGATGGTGTTGAGCAGTTTGTTCAGTTTTGGATAAAGTTTGTAAATTGCGACATTGACCCGGAAACCTTTGAAAAAATGAAGATTTCCCATGCGCTGACGGTAAAATCCAATAATGAGCAGAATAAATCAGATGTTGACATTATGACACAAGAATTGAATCAGACAGAGTGCCAAGTCGCAAAGGATGATTTGTGGGATAATGCACAGTCCATTCTTGCTATACCGACAAGAGAATCGCAAAATTCTGGTGGTGATACACAGGGGGCGGTATCTTTAAGGGCAGGGTGGGACTTCTCTAAAACCAGGGCTAAACAAAAAGACCCGATAATAAAAACATCGGAAAAGAGATTGGCTAAAGTAATATTAAACGTAATAAGAATTAAAGACCATGATTTAGGGCTTACGGCAAGAGATTTTGATGTTCAAATCAACCATAGTCCTCTTGATAATTTATATACAAAAACGCAAGCACTCGATCAAATGTTAAAAGCTGGAATAAATCCAAGAATAGCAGTATCTACTTGTGGATTATGGGGAGATGCCGAAAAAGTATTTATACAATCAAAGCCATATTTCGATGTTTTGTATAAAACAGTAGATATGGTAAAAAAAGAAAATGAGAATACAAAAAAACAAGAACCGACAAGCTAATTCCTATCGGTTCTTGTTTTTACATAATCAGTTAAAATACTAACCATGAGATTGTTAAGAGAGCGAATTTCTTCTTTTGCAATAATCTCAAGAGAAGATTTAAGCTTCTTTTCCATAACAATTGTAGTTTTAACTTTACTTTCTGAAATTTTTCCTTGCGGCATATTATCACCTCTTTTTGTGTAGTATAAATTACCATCAAGTAATTGTCAAGTAACTTGCAAGTTGCTAGCAACTATGATATAATACATGTAAAGGAGATGATTATATGCCAGATAAGAAAATGGCAAGACATGTTACACATGGGTTGACAGGTAAAAGAGTTTATAAAACTTGGGAAAGCATGAAAGCAAGGTGCTACAATCCTAATGATGGGAAGTATGAGAAATACGGTGGGAGAGGGATTAAAGTATGCGAGGAATGGTTAGGGAAAGACGGGGCGAGGAACTTTGCGAAATGGGCTTACGAAAATGGTTTTGATGAAAATAAACACCAAAAAGAACAAAGTATTGACCGGATAGATGTAAATGGTAATTATGAGCCAAATAATTGCAGATTTACAGATACAAAAATCCAAGCTAATAATAGAACAAATACTATCTTTCTTGAATATCAAGGAAAGACAAAATGCTTACAAGAATGGGCAGATGAAGTAGGAATATCAGAATCAACTATTCGTTGGAGATTGAATAACGGGTATTCAGCAGAAAAGGCACTGACTACCGAAGTAAAGAAAAATTCAAACGCAGGTAAGAGGTATTTGACATACAAAGGAGAAACAAAAACAGTTTCTGAATGGGCGAAGCATCTAGGATTTGACCCTAAAGTATTATATTCAAGAATAAAACGAGGGTGGTCAACAGAAAGAGCTTTAGAAACCCCAACTGGTGCCGACAAGTGGCATAAAACAAAATAATAAATTTGAAGATAAGACAGTCACCGAGTAATCGGCGGCTGTTTTTATTTTATAAATTTAGCACCTATGCGTGAAATAGGAGAAATCACAAGTTGAGCAACCAACGTAAAAAAGCGTAGTGAATCGGAGGTAATCATGACAAGAGAACAGGCAAAACAGAACCTTATCGCTATCGGAGTGGCAGAGCCTACGGATGAACAGGTAAGCAATTATCTGAATCAAGTCAATGGCGAAACAAAGAAAGAGAAAGACAGAGCTGATGGCTACAAGGCTAAAGCTGACACGGCAGATGGTTTACAGAAACAGCTTGACGAATTGCAGGCTGGAAATCTGACAGAGCTTGAAAAGGCAAATAAGGCATTAGACACAGCTAATCAGCAAATTGCAGAATTGCAGAAAAATAATGCTATTAGAGATTTGCGCGAAAAGGCTATGACCGATTTCAAAGTAACCGCAGAACAGGCAAAAGCAATTGTAAAAGAAGATGGCAGCTTTGATACAGCCGAACTTGGAAAGATTATGTCCGAAAAAGAGACCGCCGCAGCGCAAGCCAAGGAACAGGAGATTGCAAATGGCAGTACGAATCCGGGCGGTGGCACGGCTGGCGGTAATAAAGACAACGAAAAGACAGCGGATGTCGAAAATGCTGAAAAGATTACTTTTGGCAGTAATTCGGCTACCACAGAAGCAAAAAATCATTATGTAATTTAGGAGGTAAAAATCATGGGTAAGCCTATTGAAAGAGATTTTACTCAAGAACTTGGTATTTTAAAACATTTCCCTTATCTGGGAGCCGCTTGTATTGTTCCACAGACAATGGTAACAAGCGCAGATGCAAACGGAAGAAAGATCGTAAAAGGTGGAACACCATTCCCATCCAACGATGAAAGCTGTGTCGGTTATCTGCTTAATGATGTTGACGTAACGATGGGTGATGCACCGGGAACTTACGTTTACGCGGGCGATATCGACAATGCGAAACTTACAAAGAACGGATTAACTGTTGAGGAAACGGCAAAAGCCAAAACCCCAAGAGTTACTTTTTTTGATTAAAGAAAGGGGTGTAAATTATGGCATTACCATTAGCAGAAGCATTTACCGCAAGAAGTCTCGGTGTAATGTGGAATAACTATGAAAAGACTTTAGGTTCTCAACCTTATCTCGGCAGACAGAAGTTTGGTACAAGAAAGCAGGAGAGCCTTGACCTTAGATTTATTAGGGGAAAGAGCGGACTTCCGGTTTCACTGAAAGCATCTAACTTTGATGCACAGGCAGAGTTGAGAGATGTTGGCGGTTTCTCTGATATCCAAAACGAGATGCCTTTCTATCGTGAGTCCTACATGGTAACAGAGAGAGAGGAGCAGGAATACGACAATTACAGAAATGCAGAGAACACTTCTCTTGCAAATGATGTACTTCGTGAGATCAGCAAAAAGCCTATGATGCTGATCGAGGGCGCGAGAGTCGTACCAGAGAGACAGATTTGGAGCTTGCTTGCACCGGCTGACGGTGTACCGAAGATTGATGTAAATATCGGAAAGAAGAAGTACACAGTCGAGTACACCTCAGATGCTGGCGAAGCACACAAGAAAGATCACTTTGTTGAGATTTCAGGTGAAGCCGATAAGTGGAACGTTCCGGCAACGGCAACACCGCTTGATGATCTTATCGAGACAAGACGTAACTTTGCTAAGAAAACCGGATATTCTCTTACAAGATTCAGTATGAACACAGAGACATGGGAAATGGTTCTCAAAGCAGAGGACACAAAGAAACAGGTTCTCGGTATTACTGCATACACAGGTGGTATTCGTTTACAGCAGTCGCAGGTAACTGAATATCTGCGCGGCTATGGAATTGAGATCGAGGTATACGATAAGTTATACGTTGATCCGGCTGATGGTCAGACAAAATACTTTATTCCAACAGGAATTGTATCTTGTCAGTGCGCCGGAGTTTATCTTGGTGACTATGTATTCGGAAAAACACCGGAAGAGAGAAGCGGAAGTCTTACAGACGGAAACCTTTCTATCGTAGAAACCGGAATTGCGGTTTACACATATGCTACAAACCATCCAATCAATACTCACTGCGTAGTATCTATGATCGGACTTCCAACCTTTGAGGGAATGGATAGCGTTGCTGTAATGAAAGTTATGTAGGAGGTGATCCAGCGTGGTAGCAACACACACAATTAAATGTGGTGGAAAATGGTACAAGGCAGGAGAAAAAATGCCGGAGAGTAATTCTCCGGTATCTTCCGTTGGGTATACAAAGACTGAAATCAACAGAATGAGTACCGCAGACTTGCAAAAACTTGCCACGGAGCAGGGGATTGAAAACGCACAAGCGACAAGCGGTGCGGAACTGAAAGAAATTCTGATTGAAAAATTTAATCTGTAGGAGATCGCTTTATGTCATACACACTTGTCGAACAGGTAAAAATTCGTTTACAACAATTTCATATAGAAGAGGTAGAGGACGAAACAACCGGGGAAAAGTCCGATAAGGTTGTGTTTGATGAAAAAGAATGTAATCCTTTGATTGAACAGCTTTTAGAGCAGGCAAGAAAAGAGATTATCAGCAGACGGAACTATCCGGACACATACACGCAAGACCAGATTGACAGTGATGTTAAGAACTATGAAAACATTATGGTTAATTTGGCAGTGTACGACCGGTCACAGGCAGGAGAAGCATACATGGCAAGTTTCTCCGAAAACGGCGTGAGCAGGACATGGAAAGACCGTGAAAGCCTTTTTGCTGGTGTATTTCCGTTTGTTAAAGCTATGTAAATATCGCCTATAGGGCATTAAAGAAGATTGAGCGTGACCATTATGGTTGCAGGCGGCGCACATTAAGCGGTGGTGGGCAGTGCGTCAAAAGGAGATTCAAATGAAAAGTATTTTGATTCAAACTTATCTTGTGGCACTGCCAATAGTGCTTGGATATATAGTTTGGCTTCTTAAACAGCAAAAGAAAAGCAGGGATGCGAACAGTAAAGGAACAATGCTCCTTTTGCGCGTCCAGCTTATTGAATACCATGCAAAGTACACCAGAATCGGAGAAATACCGTCATATGCCTATCAGAACTTCTGTGAGATGTATGATGCGTACCATGCGTTAGGTGGAAACGGAATGGTTACGAAAATGAAACATGAGATTGAAGAGATTCATATAGGGAAAGGAGATAAAAGCCATGAGGAATTGGAAGGATTGGACTAAGAAAGCCGGAATCCGAGCAATCAAGACTGTTGCGCAGGCGGCTATTGCAGGAATTGGAACGGCGGCATTTATGGGCGCGGTAGATTGGAAATATGTTCTTTCCGCATCAGTCCTTGCCGGAGTGTTATCGCTTCTGACAAGTGTTGCCGGAATCCCGGAGGAAAACACCAATGCTTGACATTAACAAGCAGGAAATGAAATATTCGCAATCCGGTCAGAGGGTATTCATCCCACAAACTGACGAAAATGGAGATATTGTCTATGAAGGGTACAAGGATTCCGATGGGAACTTTGTACCTTATTTAGATTCCGAAGGAAACAAGATTCCAAAAGGCGAGGAAGTTGAAGGGTTTTCAGAACCTACGACATTCCAAGCCAACATCAGCAATAAGCTGTCAGAAGCCCTTGTGAAAGAATTTGGAATTGATGATAGTACATCATACTGTCAGCTTGTTACGGATAAAGGATATTTGCCACTGAAAGCCGGCGATGTGGTGTGGAAACGTTCGGAAGTCAAACGCACTGATGATGGGCTTGTGGATTCAGAAACCGCAGACTACATCGTAAAAGGAGTTGCTGATGAAGGGCTGACCACGGATTTGTTTCTTCTTCGGAAGAATATTAAGTAGGTGATTGTATGAATATGAAAAAGAAACCTATTTCAATGACACTATCCACTAAGTCCATACAAGACGCTATAAAGAAATTAGAACAGTACCGCGATAGTTTACAGGCTAAATGCGATTTACTTGTTTCTAGGCTTGCACAGGAAGGTCAGACGGTGGCAATAAAACAAATATCGAAATCTCCAATCGGAAACACTATAACGGTAAGGGTAGATAAAGCACCACAGTTAATGGCCTCGAACGCGATTCTGATTGCAACCGGAAAAACGGTAACGTCAGAAGATAGAGAACCGTTCTATACTTTGTTGGCGGTAGAGTTTGGAGCCGGTATTTTTTATAACTCCGAAGAGAACCCGAAAGCACCGGAACTTGGATTCGGTGTAGGCACATATCCGGGGCAAATACACGCTTTTGAAGATGGTTGGTACTATTGGGACGATAAGACCGAAACATGGCGTTATACCCACGGTATCAAAGCCACAATGCCTATGTACAATGCGGAACAACAGATTATTCAACAGTATGTAAAGATTGCAAGGGAGGTATTCGGTGGAAAATGAGTTAAACAGTTGGGCACTTGATTTTGAAGATACCGTTTACCGATTGTTGAAAGTTTACATGGAAAGCAAAGAAAGCGGAATCAAGGTGACGCAGGACGATGAATCAAACGGAACACCTGTTTTTCCAACACTTCTTATACAACAGATTGGCTTTACAGAAGCCGGGAGAGATACAGAGTCTTATTTTATTAACGCAATTCGCCCAACATTTCAAATTACAATAACAAATAAAGGGAAAAGAGAAAGGATTAAGGACATTGCAGAGTATGCAGTGTCCTTTTTTAAATCAAAAAATTTTGATGTTTCAAATGCTGTGTTCACGATTTCCAAACAAGTGCGCACGGCAACTTTTCGCGTATCGCGAATTATTGGAGCGTATGAAAATTTAGCATAGCCGCAAGGCAGAAAGGAAGCAGAAAATCATGGCATCAACAAGTTATAAGTCGCGTGTGATTATTAAAGAGCACACAGCGGAACAAGCCGACTTTGCAGGGACTTACAACCTTTTACTTGCTGCAAAGTCTATTCCATCTCCGGCATCTCCACCAAACACGGTTGAGTCAACCACGATGGAAGACCCACAGCAGACATTTGAGAAAGGTATTAAGACAGCGGATTCCCGGGAAATCACCGGAAACCTTGCAAAAGAATATCTGGAAAACATCGAAAAGCTGGGAGATAAAAAGGTTGACATTATCCACCTGTACGGCACAGATGGAATCGGTGGCGTTGCAAAATACGCATACACCGGAACTGTTACCGCGACACCGAATGATGTAGGCGGTGTAGATGAAATCCTTGAAATGACCGCAACTGTTATCCCAAGCACAGCATCGGAACTCGTTACCGACAAGCTGAAAGTCGTTGATAACAACGATGGAACATTCACTGTAACAGTGGTGGGGTAAAAAGCCTATCGGACGAGCAATCGACCGCACCGGTAGGCGAGGATGATCGGTCGATAGCAGAACTTGAAGCAATGAGATAAGCAACAATGGGGCGGTGGCAACACTGCCCCTTGCCAATATAGGGCAGAAAGGCAAGGTAAAACATGAAAGTTAAATTATGTGGAAAAGAATATACAATTCAGTTTGCAACGAGACCATCATTAAAATCACATATCTTACAGGATATTATGAAGACGCAGGACATGGAAGATATTTCCTCTATGGAAGATATTCTTCTTGAAACGCTTCCCAAGACGCTTCTTGTAGGATTGCAGATGCATCACAATGAAGAATTTGGATATGATTGCAAAACAAACGAAGGCTACGATGAGAAGCTTGAGAAGGTGTCCGACATTCTCTATGAAGCGATTGATACAAACGAGATTAACTGCATGGATTTATTCGCTGATATGCAGGAGGAAATGATGACAAACGGTTTTTTAGCGCAGATGATGGAGTCGTTGGAGAGAGCGCAGGAGCAGGAGCAGGAGCAGGAGAAGAAAAAGACCCCATCCAAGGCAAAGACCAAGAATTAACATGGGAATATTACGTTGCGGAAATCCGTCCGTTTTACCTTATGGTAACGAAAGGCTACGGATTTTCCGTTGATGATATAGATATGATGAATCCAGAGTTGCTTAAGCCTTATGTGGATGCATATAAGGCAGAATGGAAGCAACGCGATATGGAAATGTATATGTGGTTTGGCAGATATGCAACGTCAGCACTTGTGACAGCAATAGACGCGACATTCGGTAAGGGTAATAGTAAGTACGTGAAAGAAACTTGCTATGATTCAATCGAAAAGCATAATACAGACGATCCCGATGCAGAGATACGAGAAATGCTTAAAGCAGAAGAAGCATGGGCGGCTGAATCAAGGAAATCACATTTACCAAAGCCAAAGATAGTTTAAGAAAAGAGGTATTGCTATGGCAGTAATTATCGGAAGTGCGCGGCACGATGAACACGGAAACTGCTATTCTGGTGGAAAAGCCGGAGACCAGACCGGACAGGAAGTGTCTACACAGAAGTTTTATAACCATTCTAAAGGATGGTACGTGTTAAGAGCAAAGGATGATAAAGTTGCGGAGAGGTTAGCCGAAGCTATGCAGATTGCATCTGACAATAAAAATATCGGCTATGACCAATCGGAACGCTACGGAGTCATTAAACATGGCATTAACACAAAGGTCAAGACGGAATGCGATTGTTCGTCCCTTGTACGTGCTTGTATTATCTATGCATCCGGCAAGGATGTGGGAGATTTCAATACATCTAATGAACGACCGGTAATTTTGAAATCCGGTTTGTTTGATGATATGGGTTCTTATCATGCCGGTTTTATTCTTCGCAACGGAGATATTCTTGTGACACGCATAAAAGGGCACACAGTTATTGTTGTAAAAGGCGCAAAGAAATGCAAAGCCAAGTATTATCCGAAGTATAATGGAAACTCAAACTCAATCGTTGAAGCATTAAAAGCGGTTGGGGAAGATGATGTGTCGAAAGAACATCGTGCGGAAATCGCAAAAAAGAACGGATTTTCCAATTTCAAGTTTACATCAGAGGAAAATTCAAAGATGCTTTCTCTTCTGAAAAAGGGAAAACTGAAAAAGTAATTCAAGGGCGGTAAGGGTCAAATCTTACCGTCTTTTTCTTATGTAGAAAGTTGGTGGATAAATGGAATTAGAGTCTCTTGAAATAAAAATTCAAGCACAGGCGCAACAGGCAAGCGGTCAGATAGATGCGCTTGTGACAAGACTTGGGAGATTATCTTCCGCGCTTTCTGGACTTAGTACCGGGAATCTGAATAGTCTTTCCACAGGGGTAAGCCGACTTGCAGGGGCAATGACGGCAATGCGTGGAATTGATACACGGACTTTTTCTGCGGTTGCAAGAAATGTAAGCAAATTAGGCTCTATCAACAGCAAGCAGATTAATGCTGCGGCTGGTTCTATGCGTCAGATTTCCAATGCATTAAAAGGGATTTCTGGAATGTCGGCATCCGTTAAGGGTTTGACTGAACTTGCATCTGCAATCAAACAGCTTGGCTACCAGAGTTCCACCAAAGCGATTGAAAATATACCGAAACTTGCCACGGCAATGCGTCAGCTTATGTCCGAACTGTCGAAAGCCCCTAGTGTAAGCCGGAATATTATTGACATGACAAATGCATTGGCAAAATTATCACGTACCGGTGGAGCGGCAGGAACAGCGGCAAAAAGCATCACAAGCTCATTTAGCGGATTTAGTTCCGGTGCTTCTGCGGTTACTAAGAAGTCGTTTTCCCTTGCGTCTGCAATCGGAAAAGTGTATGCAACGTATTGGGCTTTATTTCGCGGATTTAGGCTACTTGGAGACGCTATTGACATATCATCCTCACTGACAGAGGTTGAGAACGTTGTAAGGCAGACATTCGGGCAGTATGAAAGCCTAATTAACAATTTCGCAAAAACATCCATTGAAAAATTTGGCATGTCTGAACTATCTGCAAAACAGTTTGCAAGCCGTTTCCAAGCCATGGGAACTGCCCTTGATATTCCGCAAGGGAAAATGGCAAAAATGTCTATCCGGTTGACAGAATTAGCCGGAGATATGGCTTCATTCTATGATGTGAGTCAAGAAGATATTGCCAAGAGTCTTCAATCTGTATTTTCCGGTACTACGGCACCTATGCGGCGTTATGGTATCGACTTGACACAGGCAACATTAAAGGAATGGGCGTTAAAGCAAGGACTTGATGCGAACATTTCTTCAATGACGCAGGCTGAAAAAGCCATGTTGCGTTATCAGTATGTGCTTGCGCATACAACCAATATCACCGGAGATTTCGCACGCACAGCCGATACATGGCATAACCAGATAACCATGCTTAAAGAGAACTTCAAAGCACTTGGAGCGGTTGTTGGTGGTGGTTTAATCAATGCATTCAAGCCATTTATCAAGGTACTTAATTCAGTTCTGCAAAAGGTTATTTCCTTCGCAGAGATGGTAACAAATGCTTTAGGTTCTATCTTCGGATGGAAGTATGAAGCAAGCAAAGGGGCAGGAATCAGCGGTCTTGCTGATGATATTGGAAGCGCATCTGACGGCATGGACGATTTAAGCAATGCCGCAGGAAACGCAGGGAAAAACACAGGTGGTATCGCAAAAAATGCCAAGAAAGCAAAAAAGGAAATCCAACAGGCAACTCGTGCATTTGATGAATTAAAGGTTATTTCAAAACAAAGTAAAGATAATACTTCCGGTTCCGGGAATAAAGGTTCTGGTTCTGGATCTGGTTCAGGTGCTGGTGGCGGCACCGGTGCTGATGGTGGATTAGTTCAGACGGACACCATCTTTAAGAAATTCAAAAGCAAAATCAAAGACCTTGAACAGTTGGGAGAGTCTATTTCCGGTGCGTTAATTAACGCAATGAAAAAAATTAAATGGGAAAAAGTGTATGCAAAAGCTGAAGGTTTTGGAAGGGGATTAGCCAAATTCCTTAACGGACTATTTAAAGGGCAAAAAGGAACAACGCTTTTCGGAGAAACCGGAAAACTGATCGCAAATTCATTAAACACGGTGCTTCATGGATTGGATTCGTTTGGAACGACATTTAATTGGAAGCAATTTGGAAATTCAATCGCAGACGGAATAAACAAGTTTTTCCAAAACTTTGACTTTGCATTATTGGCTAAAACGCTTAATTCGTGGGCGCAGGGCGCGTTTGATACAGTTACGACAGCATTAAGTAAAATTTCATGGAAGGATGTATGGAACGGAGCAAAGGAGTTTTTAAGCAACCTAGATGTAAAAACAGTTGGAATCATAATCGGTGCGCTGACAATCAAAAAAATTCTTGGATTACATCTTGCAAAAACCGCACTTGATATAATCGGAACTTCCATTTCAAAAGCAATAGCTGGTTCACTTGCATCAAGGCTTGGCGTTGAAATTGCGGCAAATGAGGGAATCTCGGCAGTATTGTCTACCGCTTTGTCAAAAAAAATAGGTGGGGCGTTTGCTACACTTGGAACAACTGTTTCAGCTGGTGTCAAAGCTTTATTCGGTAGCGGTGCGGCAGAGAGCGCACTTTCTTTTATCAGCCCGGTAGCAAAAGCTATAACCGGGATTGGCTCTGTTGCGATTGGCGCATTTACTGCAATATCAAACTTTGTGACCATGTTAAAGAACGGATTCAGTTGGCTTAATGAAGCACTTATGCTTGTCGGAGTTACGATTACGGCAGTCGGAGCGGTTATTTTAGGGGTAGCGGCAGCACCTGCAGCGATTACCGCAGGAATAGTAGCCGGTGTTGCAACGGCGGCTGTAGTAGTCAAGGATCATTGGAAAGAAATAAAAGGAATTTTCTCAAAAGCAGGAGATTGGTTTAATACTAATGTGATTAAGCCAATAAGCGGTTTTTTTAAGGGATTATGGGAATCTGTTTCCGGTTTTTTCTCTTCTTTATGGAAAGATATATCCGGTGTATGGAAAACAGTTTCTGGATGGTTCAATACTAATGTTATAACTCCTATTGTTTCATTTTTCCAAGGATTTTCGAAAAGAGTTGGTCAAATCTTTGAAGGATTGTGGATCATTGTCAAGGCTGTATGGATTGTTGTTTCTGATTGGTTTAAATCAAAGGTAATAGAGCCAATAAAGAAGAATTTTGAATTATTGAAATCGGCAGTATCAACTGCATTCAAGGTTCTATGGACAACTGTAAAATCGGTATGGGCGGTGGTTTCCGGTTGGTTTAAGGAGCATGTTACAACACCTATCAAGAATGCTTTTAGCTCAGCAAAAGAATCTATTCAGAAAGCTTTTAGCGCGGCAAAGACAGCGGTAACCGGGGCGTGGAATAGTGTTTCTAGTTGGTTTAAAGAACATGTAACCACCCCGATAAAAAATGCTTTCTCGAAGATGAAAGAAAGTGTAGCTGAAATATTCAGCAAATTATGGAATAGCGTGAAAAGTGGTGTTGCCGGGGCAATGAACACCGTAATTTCAAGAATTGAAACAGCAATAAATTCATTGATCGGTGGAGTGAATACCGTTTTGAGAGGGTTCAACAGTGTTGTTTCTGCGGCGGCTAAAGTAGCAAAGGTAAAGTGGAGCGGAGTCGATCTTGTGCCGAAAGTGAGCCTACCTAAAGTAAAGGCTTATGCAACGGGCGGTTTTATGGATAAATATAGCATAGCAACAGTTGGAGAAAATGGACTTCCGGAAATTATGGGAACAGTCGGAGGTAAGCCAGCGGTCGCAGGAAGCCAAGAAATTACCGGAATCAAAGATGCTATCAATTCAACATCTGCGCAAGAGGTTTCCTTACTGCGACAACAAAATCAGTTATTACAAGCTATTTTACAGAAAAATTTCGGAATTACTACAAACGACATAGGAAAAGCTGCAAGGGATTATGGTAGAGAACATTACAATCGAACCGGAGACAATGTATATGTTTTTTAGTGACTTCTATAATAGAACGTGATATAATTCTAAATAAATCATATCACAAGAAAGGAGTCATTATGAGAAACACAAAAAAATTATTAGTAGCGATGGGATTGGCATTTGCCGTTTTGATTTCGGCTATGCCAATCCAAAATGCAGATGGGGAACAGATTGTTGCACAGGCGGCAACTATCAAATTAAGCAGAAAGACTCTTAATTTAAAAATTGGAGAATCCGCAACATTAAAGATAAGCGGAATGAGGAAAACTGCTAAATGGAGTAGTGGCAATAAATATGTTGCTTCTGTAAACAAGTCTGGAAAAGTTCTGGCGGTTGGAGAAGGAACAACGTACGTAAAAGCAAAAATTGCAAAGAAAACGCTTTCTTGCAAAGTTACCGTCACTTCTTCCTTTAATGCGAACAAGGTAAAGAAAAACATCTCAATTGAATACCAAGATAGTGGTCATGGAGTTGTTGCTATCTTGAAAAACAACAACAAGGTAACTGTTGATCTGGACGCAAAACTTGTATACTACAAAAACGGTAAAATGCTGGATAGCAAAAGCGATTGTAACAGAGCTTTTGAATCCGGTAAGGAATGTGTTCTTTATTTTGACGCACCGAGCGATTCTGATTATAACGATGTTTCTTATGATAACTATAAAATGTCGTTGAGTGTTGATGAAGCAACAAATGCTGTTTGTGATGTTCGCAATATAATGGTTCAATCGGACATTGGAGCAGATAATGTTACGGTTGAAGCTACAAACGATTCCGGAAAAGATTTTTCATTTGTGAAAATTTCTTGCGTAATGTATGATGCATCTGGCAACTTGATCAAATATGATTATCATTATGCAGAATGTGAAAAGAATGGAGATACAGATTATTTTTCATTTAGTTTTCCGTACGATTCAAATTACGATACGATCTATCCGAGCAGTTATAAGATATATGTTGATGAAGCATATACATATACTTGGTTACAATAAAAATTGAAAGATAAATGATACTTAAGCCGTGGAAACACGGCTTATTTTAATTCCAAAATCGGATTGACACAAAATCAAAAATAGTCTATCCTTATTACTAAGGAAACAACCTTATCCGTGAAGAAGCGGATTACTTACTCGAACGCCATACTGTACGAAAGAGGAAACCAATGTGATTTCACAACCGGTTTCCTTTTTTTATTCAGATAAAAATGTATGGAGGTAGACACGAATGAAAAAATCACAACTTATGCTTAAGATTCAAAACAGCATTGAGGTATTTGAAAATCCAATATTCGGACAGATCAGAATGGTCATGGTCGATGATGAACCGATGTTTTGCCTTATTGATGTTTGCAGGGCATTGGAAATTAAAAATGCTACAGACGTAGCAAAAAGGCTTGATGAAGATGAACTGACTAGATTAAATCTAGGCGGTCGTGCAGGAGAATCAAATTTCATTACAGAGAGCGGCTTATATGCGGTTATTCTTCGGAGTGACAAACCGAACGCAAAGAAGTTCCGCAAGTGGGTAACATCCGAGGTTCTCCCTACAATCCGTAAAACAGGTGGGTATGTCAATAATGATGAATTATTTATTTCTACTTACCTGCCATATGCAGATGAAAACACTAAGCTGATATTTTCCCAGACATTAAAAACTGTTAGGGAGCAGAATGAAACCATTAAAAGACAGCAGAAAGAAATCATCCATAAGGAAGATGTTATTATCGGGCTTGTTGATGATATTGACTTGGCAACCAAGAGACAGCGGATAACGCAGATTGTCCGTTTCGGTGCCGATGGAAAGTATCAAGAACGCTATTCATTGCTTTATGGAGAATTTGAAAGGAAATATCACTGCAACCTTAAATCAAGGATGGAAGGGTGCACACTCAAACCGAAAGTAAGAAACAAGATGGATTATATCGACAGGGAAATGGGAATGATTCCGCAGTTGTACGAAATCGCTTGCAAACTTTTTGAAAACGATGTAGAAAAGCTGAAATCTGAATGGGAATCAGTAGTAGCTTAAAATTTAATTAAATGGATAGCATCTACCAAACGGTAGGTGCTATTTTTATACCCATTTTTAGGAGGTAAACGATGGGATATGGCGGATATTTAGTAAAGTTTGGCAATTATACCATACCGAACAATTTAATAAAGCAGGGCACGTTTAGTTCCTATTTGAATATGCAGGACTTAGACCCTTGGACTGATGAAAACGGATATGAGCATCGTGATGCCGTGGAACTGAAAGCTTTAAAGGTTGAGTTTGAAACCAAAGCCATGCTGACTGAAAAGCAGTTTGATGATTTTTGGGAAAATATCGAAAAGAACTATACCAAAGCAAAGGAGCGCGGCGGCTATATCACGGCATACGTGCCTATGAAACGCGGATATGTGACACAGTACGGATATATCGCTGATATTCAGCCTACGTTCTATTCTGTGGCAAATGGGAAGATTAAGTATGACCCAATCAAATTTTCGTTTGTAGGTGGTGTATATGATAAATAGCAATTTGAAAGAAAAGTATTGGGATTCCGCGACAGATAAGCAGATGGTTATATCTGTTGTTGGAACGAATCAGAAAATAGACAATTCGATGCTTGAAATCGGTACGTTTGCGCTCGAAGAAAGTCTTTGTTCGGAGTCTGAATTAAAATTTGGAGCATGCGAAGCGAATTGCGTAAAATTCACAGCAAGAAACACTGCAGGAAACATTATCGGAAGGACAATCTCTATCGAAGAAACAATTGACGGAGATAGCGAAAATCCGATGCCATACGGAGTTTTTAAGGTTGCATCCGATGTTCCAACGTCTGACCGTACGAAACGGCAGATTACGGCATATGACGCTATGTACGACATTATTAATACAGATGTAAAGTCTTGGTATGCAGGACTTAGCTTTCCAATGACACTTAAGCAGTTCCGCAACAGCTTCTTTGCACATCTTGGAATTACGCAAGTTGAAACAAACCTTGTCAACGATTCCATGACGGTCAATAAGACGATTGTAGCCGCACAGACGGACGATTCAAGCGCAGTCACAGAAGAATCCGCTATCAGTGGAAAAACCGTTGTAACGGCAATCTGTGAGATTAACGGATGCTTTGGTAATATCAACCGGAATGGCAAGTTTGAGTATGTCTTTCTGAAAGCAATCACAAGCGCACTTTATCCGGCAGAGGATTTGTTTCCATCTGACAATTTATTTCCGTCTGATGCAAACACAGAGTCTATGACCGGACACTACATCACGTTTGATTATGAGGACTTCCAAAGTAAGGCAATCACGCAGCTTGAAATCAAGACAAGTGAAGATAATGCCGGTGCTATTGTTGGAACTGCCGGAAACAACTATTCGATCACAGGAAACTTTCTTGTATCAGACAAGACCGGAGCGGAACTTGAACAGATTGCAAATAACCTGTTGCCGATTATGGCAAAAGCGGAATACACACCGATTAAAAGTTGCACTTGTGTCGGCAATCCATGTCTGACACTTGGCGAGCCCATCCGGTTCAATACAACAAGAGAGATTGTAGAAACGTATCTATTGCAACGTACCATAACCGGAGTGCAAAGCAAGAGAGATTCAATCTCGGCACAGGGAACGCAGACGCACTCTGCAAAGGTTAATTCTATCAGAGATAAAATTGAAAGCGTGGAAAGACGTACCGGAAAGCTAGAGAGGAACGCAGACCATCTTCAATCCACGTATGAGGATTTAGAGGAACAGACAAATACCAAGTTTGAGCAGACCGCAAAAAGCATTTCTGCAGAAGTCAACCGCGCACAAAAAGCAGAGGGACAATTAGACGCATCATTGGAATTGAAACTTGGAAGAGATGAAAACGACCAAGTCGTTTCGATGATTAATGCAAGTGCCGACCAGATTACGCTTAGCGGAAACAGACTCATAGTCAACAGCAATAACTTCCAGCTTGATGGCGATGGCCGAGTGTCAATCGTTGATTCATTGAACTTTATTGCAACGTCACAAGGAGATGACCTTGTAATTATTGGTCTCGATGCAAGAGGAAGGCCAATGCTGCAGAACATACGCATCGATCTAAACTCTGTAACAGATCAAGATGGTGTAGCCATAGGTGACCATGCTAGCACTGCAGATCATGCAACAACAGCAGATTCAGCAACAACTGCAGAAAGTGCAAGGCAGTGTATAATGGCATCAACCGCGCATTATTTGCAAGGTATTGGACTATCCGATTATGTACGAATTTCAGACAACGGAAATTTAATCCCAAGTTCTAGTTCTGTGTACTGCGGAACTAACCCCAATCCATTTGCCGGAGGGTATTCTTCCGGTGGTTGGAAAACAACGTCTGATGGCAGAAAGAAAAAGGATTTTCGAAAACTGTTAGAGGATGATCGGTTTGAGAGATTTTTTGAGTTGCTGCAACCGATGGAATATCGGCTCATAGAAAATGATGAAAAAATGCACATGGGATTTGTTGCGCAGGATGTTGAACAGGCAATGACGGATTGTGGCATATCTGAAAATGAGTTTTACGGACTGGAACATGCGGTATTCTCCGAAAAAGATTTTGAATCTAATGAGGAATGGGAAAAATTCTTAAAGCAAAATGGCGACGCGAATGATATGTATACATTGTGCTACCAAGAATTTATTGCTTTAAATACTGCCATGATACAGAAATTGCAGAACAGGTGTAACGATTTTGAACGCAGACTATCCGCATTAGAAAGGAAGTGATTAGATGGCATATCAGAAAATCTATAGCCGCGAATATTGGGAGAACTTTCCAAGCGAAAAGACCGCAATTAATCGAAATAGGCTGAACAACATAGAGGGCGGCATTGATGCAATCGACGATCGTGTGTGCGCACTCGACACCACGAAAGTTGACTTGACCAAAGCTAACGAACTTGTAAAGGAAATCCTTTGGGATGAATCCAACGGAACGCTGACGGTCGTTAAGATGAACGGTTCCAAGGCGGTTATTGATACCAAGTTGGAGAAGCTGGCAGTCAACTTCAAGTATGATCCGGAAAGTCAGCAGTTGGTAATCACGCTTGACGATGGCACGGCGCAGAACGTGGACTTATCCGCGCTGATCACGCAGTATGAGTTCTTGGATTCTGATACAATCGCATTTGCAATCGGAAGTGACGGTAAGGTGTCCGCAATCGTGAAAGAGGGAAGTATCCAAGAAAAACACTTGCGCCCGGATTACCTTGCAGACATTAAGGTTGAATCTGCCAAGGCTGTAAATTCTGCAACTAATGCAAAAGCATCCGAAACCAATGCGGCAAAATCTGCTGCAGATGCCAAGGGCAGCGCAGACAGGGCACAGGGAATCGAAAACGAGATTAACAAGAAACTCACAATGACAGAGTTTGATGTGAATGAGGATGGGGAGTTGATTTACACGGACAATTCCACTTATAACTTTGTCGTTGATAATGACGGAAATTTAAATTGGGAGGTGGCTTAGAATGGCTATAGCAGGAAGAGTGGCAATTGTGCCAAAGGGCGATTGGAGCGCAGATGCTACATATAAGAGATTGGATGCAGTAACATACAACAATACATTGTATTTTGCAAAAAAGGAAGTTCCGGCAGGAACGGCAACGAGCAATACAGAGTATTGGTCTAAGTCTATCGTGGGCGGTGTTGGTGCAATCGCAACGAAAGAGGATGCCGGGATTGTGAAACCGACAGACGGACTTTCGATTGCAGAAGATGGAACGCTTAAAGTTAACATTGATGGCGCAACGCTTACAATGGATCAGGTCAACAATGTTATAAAGTTGGCTGATACCTTAAAAGAGAAAATCAATGGGGCGTTCCCTGCAGCGAATGTAGTAAACAACCAGATAACAACGGAGACGGGATATGCCCTGGATGCAAGGCAGGCGAACCCGAATATTGATGGATCGCTCGCAAAGCAGATAAGTGATTTAAACGGCAGTTTAAATGATAAATTTTCACAACAATATTTGGTATCAAATTTATCTGATGTCAAAGATGTTGGGATTTATTACATTCATAACTCTTCAGAAATGCCGAGTACAACTGGTTGGTATGTCATTTTATCATTTGCTAGACAAGATGGAAGCACAATCCCAATGATTGCTATGGATCAATTTTCAGACAATGTATATTATGGACGTTTGGATAAAGGGAATAACGGATACCAGCTTACATCTTGGAACAAGCTATAAATTCGACAAGGATATTTTACTCCATTTTAACGATGACGCGCCAGAATTTTGACCAACAGGCAGAATATCCAAGCCCCATCCTGCAATCGGAAAAGCAAGTGCAGATACTCTCCAATCATTTGCTTTTAAAAATATAAAAACGCATCCAAAGCCATTATTAAAATTCTCATGTTCTCCAAAAACCTCTTTGTTTAAAGCGTTATTTCCGTTGCTTTCTACAATTTGGATCAAACGAGTCTGATTTTCAAGTATTTGACGGCTTGTTAAAGTGTTGTCTTGTCCAAGCACCAACTTGTTTATTAAACTGCCGTTTAAGAAAATATATCGAACAAATATTCGAACGCAACTTATTAACCATTTTTTATCATAGAAAGGAAAAAATAATATGGATAAAATTATTTTAAAAGATCAGACCAGCTTTGAAATTGCCGATGGTGCAAGCCTTGGAAACATCCAGATCCAGTCCAAAAATTTTGACGGGATTAAAACGATCACGGACACTTTTGCAGAGAACAACATTGCGGAAGTGACCTTTAAACACAATGATGAGGTATCTGGAAAATACACCGATCTGAAGTGTGATGGGTTTACATACGCACCGAATACGGACGAGGCCGGCAAGGAAGATGGAACATATACCGTAACGGTCAGCTTGAGAACAAAAACGGAAATGGAAAAGGCAATTGATGAGCTTAAAGCAGGACACGAAGCAAACGCAGAAGCAATCGAAGAATTGGCAAGCATTACCGCAGAAAGTGAGGTGTAGGATATGGTTAAATTCTACGTGAGACGTATTCTGGTAGACAAGAAAATGACGATTGATGAAGTGCCGATGCGTTGGCGCGCAAAAGTGCAAGAAGAGATTGAGAAACAGCTTTCCGCTTCTCTGCAATGACGTTTCCTGTCGAAACTTGCGACCGAAAATCCTTGAAATCATGCATCTTGCAGTGATACTATGGACTTGTCCGAAAGGACACTTCAAGTTCTGGCATGGGTGGGGTTTGGCATGGCTCCGCCCATAATTGGGGATTGACTATGCCGAACACACGTTCTATAATATCTGTATCGCTACATAGGGCACATGATTGGGGGTTTTAGGTTGGGAAAAGAGTACTACAAAAATGAAATCATTAAACTTATTGAAAAATGCGAAAATTTGCATTGGTTAAAAACCATATATGCATACATAAGTAACTTATTAAAATAGGAAAAGAGCCAAGGGTCTGCGCATTGCCCTTGGCTCTTTTTTACTTTTTGTCTGAAATCATATCTACTAAATTTTCTAAGGCTGTCCAATCGCTTTCGCTTAATTTGCACAGTGCAGAAACAAGTCGATACTTAAAGTTTTCATCACCTAATCTTTGGATTTCTCCAAGCATTGCTGAAATCTGTTCGTCTTTTGATAATTCAACAAACATTTCTCCGTTTCCGGTGCGAAGCCAATCTTCATTGACATTAAACTCTTGACAAATCAATTTAACAGTTTGTTCTGATGGAGAATTTTCTCCGCTTTCCATTTTGCATACAGCAGATCGTGAGACTAAAATTTTTTCTGCAAATTCGGTTTGGCTTAATTTTGCTGATAACCGAACTTGCTTTATTCGCTCATTCATCCTTTACCCTCCTTTCACAATTATATTAACATTAAATGTTCATTAAGTCAACAAAAACTATTGACAATGTATATTTAATGTGCTATTGTATGTACATCAAATGAACAGAAAAGAGGTGAGAACATGAAGAAAATGACGTTCAGACAAAAGCGCGACTTACTCGATAAGTTTGAGCCGTTCATTATTGGCGGAGTTCAATTCATAAGTGCATTGGCTGGAGCTGCTGTCGGAATAGCTATCTGCTACTTTTTCTAAATGATATGTGGCGGTTGCCGTGATTATGGCAACGACAAATGGGATAAGGATATTTCTCAAAAATGAAAGGAAAAAGTATTCTTTATAAAATCTTCCTTTTGGAGAAACTATAAAGCTAAAATTTGATCTATCCGCAGATGTACTTACTTTTGTTACATATCCTTTATCCTGCAAATCCAAAAACGCTTGATATACATCTTCTTCATCGAATTTACCTATTTCGGAAAGTTCGATTGAAAAATTTGTTTTAGATATTTTCTTTAATATTATTCTTTCAATTTTTAGAAGCATGTTAATTCCTCCGTTTTTGAAAATATTATATCACAGAAAGGAAGCGAAAATATGGATAATTTAGTACGCATTGGAAATGCGGATATTTCCATCAAAGAGTACAAAGGCGAAAGAGTGGTCACATTTAAGGACATTGACATGGTACATGAAAGACCAGACGGAACAGCAAGACACAGATTCGCTGAAAACAAGAAACATTTTGTTGAGGGAGAAGATTATTTCGTTTTGAAACCGTCAGACCTTGAAAATACTGAATTGGACGGATTTCGTCCAGTAGGAATTGATACCGTGAGTCCAAGAGGAACAGCACTCATTACCGAACAGGGCTATCTGATGTTGGTCAAGTCATTTACGGATGATTTGGCATGGGAAGTACAAAAGAAATTAGTTTCTTCCTATTTTAATGTATATTTTCGGATGCGACTTGAACATTGTAGCAGAGTACGAAATCAGATATTGCGCATGAAAGGAAGTGATTGAATGAGCGAAAAGGAAAAGCGCGTTGTAGAAAAACTTCGTGATGCCATTCCGAATATGACAGATTTTCAGAAAGGATATGTCCTTGGAATGGTTGAGAGTTCTGCTTCAAAACATAGTGAGCAGGGCGAGGAAAACGAAACACATAATGGAAAGGAGAATTGAAATGAGCAATTTTGAATTTCAGAAAGTTAATTCAAGGGTAATTCGTAGCGGTGACAACTATTTGGCAAGGGTTGACTCTGCGGAAAGTTTTTCAAGCATTTTCGTTGACGAGGAAACGACATATGGAGTTTCTGTAAGAGATGCGCAGATACAGACAGGAGATTCGACTTACACACCTGCAATGGCTTTTACATATTCCATGGAAGATGGTTCTGTGCGTTTTATAGATGTTGTTGTATGTCCGTTACTCGGAACGTTTGTTTCTGACTGGTACTAAATTATAAAGTGGCAGAAAGGAGCATGAATGAAAAAAGTAATCCAATTCATCATAGGTGCGGTTGCAATGGAGTATTCATTGGTTGCCGCGTGTTATATGGATAGTGAGGGCGCGGTCGGGGATGTGTCGGCTACTAAATTTGTAGCCGGTGCGGTAATTGCGGCAATCATGTATTACTGGTCGGAAGTAGACCGGAAGAGAGCTGAACTCGACAAGCGAATTAAGAGAAAACGCAGAATGAGAGAGGATGCATGGTAAGCGTTGTGTATATAAGTGGTACGAGATGTTCCACGAAAGAAAAGCGTATGCTTGCTGAACTTTTGGCAGGGAAACGAAAGAAACAGAATGATAAAGAGAATTTTGAAAAGGTTCTTGACAGAGAAATGGAAAGGAGAAGCAATGGAGAACAGAATAACACTGATCGGTGATGTTGTATCAGCACCAAGGGAAAGCCATAAATCAAGCGGTAAGAAATTTTATAAATTTTTCATCGGAGTTGAAAGAAGAAGCGGTGTTGCAGATATACTTCCGGTACTGTTTGATGAAAAAATCTGTGATACAGAAATTAGCGGAACAGTATGTGTCAATGGGAAGATAATTACTAGGCGCGTGAGAACAGGATCCGGAGAAGCCATTCTTATGTATGTTATGGCTGATACAATCACAAAACCAGAGGATGATAGCCCTTTGAATGAAGTAAGCCTTGATGGAATTATCGAGGAAAAGCAGCTTAGAGAAACACCACTTGGCCGTAAAATCTGTGATGTGAAACTCAAAAACGTAAGAGAAAACGGAAAAGAGGATTTGATTACTTGCATTGCATGGGGAAAGTGTGCAGAGTATACGGACTCACTTTCTTTAGGTGATAGGGTAAGCACATATGGCAGATTGCAGAGCCGGAGATATAAGAAAACGTGTAAAGATGGTCACGTTGTGGAAAAAGTTACATATGAGTTATCAATAAAAGGAATCGTGGGGGTGTAACATGGGGAAGAAAAATTATGTTTATGTTCCAAAAGAAGAGTATGAAGAACTGATTGAGTGCAAGTTACATATCAACATGTTACATGGATACATTACAAAAGAACATGAAGATAATATCAGATTGCGAGGATGCAAACAGGGCACAACAGATATGCTGACAATCGAAACTTTGAGTGGATACATGGAGAACGAAAAGCATTTCGATAGACTGAAAAGAGAATTTAAAGAAAGGGTGAGACAAAAATGCGAATGATTTTGAAATCGTTACATATTGAAAATTTCAAGGGAGTAAAGGATAAGACATACGAATTTGGCAAGACAACAAGGGTTTCCGGCATGAACCGGAGAGGAAAGACCACAATCGGGGCGGCATGGTACTGGCTGATGTCTGATAAGAACTATGAGCTTGTCAGCAATCCAAACATTAGACCGGACAATGCAGAAGATTGCATTCCAACCGTTACTGCAACTGTCGATGTAGGTGGAAAAGAGATTACTCTTTCCAAGATGCAGAAGCGAAAAGTTGGAAAACCGGATAAAAATGGAGTTTCGAAAGTTACTATCACAAATACATATGAGATCAATTCTGTGCCTAAGACAGAACGTGATTTTAAGGCATATCTGGAAGAATTAGGGTTTGAGTTTGATAAATTCCTCATTTGTTCGCACCCGAATGTGTTCACTAAGGATTTGTCGTTGAAGAAAAAACAGGATGAAATGAGAAAATCCTTATTCGCTATGGCAAGTGCAAAAACAGATTTAGAGATTGCGCAAATGAATAAAGAAACTGCGGATGTTGCAAAACTACTTGAATCTTATAAATTCGAGGAAATTGAAGCCATGAATAACGCTTCCAAGAAAAAGGCGGTTGAGCAGTTAGACGCTATTCCAAATCAGATCATCGGGCTGGAGAAAGCAAAGGTTGATGTGGATGTGGCAGAGCAGGAGTTATTAAAAGCCGATTTAGAGAGAAAGATTGAAGCACTTGAAGATTTAATGGCGAAATCTGATGTTCGGATTGATGAAATGCGCAGCGAAGAAATGCATTGTCAGTTTGAAATGTCAGCTATTGCGCAGACCATGAATAACGAACTTTCAAGCAAGAAACGCGAGATCGAAAACCACAAATACGACCACGAACGGAAGTTAGAGGATGTTCGTTCATCAATCAGAAAAGCACAGGATTCTATTGAAAGCAGTAAGAAATCAATCTCTGAACAGACTCTTAAGAAAGCTGACCTTGTGAAAAGGTACAAAGAGGAAAAGGAAAAGAAGTTTGATGATTCCAAGTGGGTATTTGATGAAAATAGCGCTGTTTGTTCACTGTGCGGTCAGAAGTTGCCAGAAGATAAAATAGAGTCTTTAAGAGCCGATTTTTCGCAGAGAAAGGCAGATGCAATCGAAGCATTTAATGAAGAACACGCGAAAACACTTGCCATGATTGTTGATGACGGAAATGCGTGTGCTGAAATGATTAAGAAGCTGACCGAGAACAATAAAGAATTGGAAAACACAATTAACACATTGAAACTGAATGAAGCGGAAGAAATTGACATTATCAAAGGATTTGATGAACAGATTTCTAAGATTCCGACTTGCGCTGATTATATGCAGAATGCGGAATATGTCAAGTTAAAGGCTAAACAGGATAAGTTGCTTGCTGATATTGCGGAGTTAGAATCCAAGGGCGCAGATAAGGTGGCTGATTACGCAAAAGCTGATAAAGCAAAATTAAAGAGCCAGCTTGATGAAGTAAATAAGATTATTGCACAGGCTGAAAACAATGTTCGCATTGATGAACAGATTGCAGATATGCAACATAAACAGAGCGAGTATGGACAAGCAAAGGCAGATGCCGAGAGGATTCTTTATCAGCTCAAAGAAGTTTCAAAACGAAAGAATGAGTTACTTGTTGAAGAAATCAATCAGAATTTCGGTATTGTACGTTGGAAGTTGTTCGATTTCCAGAAGAACGGAGAATATAAGGAAGTTTGTATTCCTACGGTGCTTGATGAAGAAACCGGCATTTATAAGGTATTCGGGGAAACAACAAACACTGGCAGGGAAATTGAAGCGAAGATTGATATTTGCAACAGTTTTCAGAAGTTCTTTAATATGTATGTTCCGATTTTCCTTGATGGTGCAGAAAGTATCAATGACGAATATGTACCGGCTGTTGATACGCAGTTAATTCTTCTGACAGTATCAGAGGATAAACAGTTGAAAGTGGAGGGTGTGTAAATGAAAGAAGAATTATTGAAAATAGCATCGGAAAGTTTATCTTCGGATGAAGTAAGTGAAATTGTCAAAGAAAAATTTATGAATGCATTGGTGGGAGCAATCGAAGATGCTTTTCGTTGGGGAGATGCAAAGCATGCCATTGAGGAAAAGGTAAAAGAAGTCATGGTTCCATACATTGAGAGTTATGATTTTTCAGAGTATCTTCCCAAACTTGATTCTGTTTTAACAGAGATTGTTAATTCGGATTTCTGTATTGGAAATAAAAAGATTCTGGAGAATTTTAAAGACCTTATGGTGGAGCCGGAGCAGAAAGAAATCAAACTTACGGATTTGTTCAAGGCATGGATTAAACAATGCGAAAGGGATATTGACACAGAAGATTTAGACATTGATTACGATGATGGCGTTTCTTATCAATCCGTGGAATGTGAAATGCGGTTTGAGCTGGAAGATAAGCCATCATGGAGCAGTGTGCAAAGAGCAGTTATCACATTTGAAAATGAGCATGATGAAAAACTGAATGTTGAAATTCCTGTGTCAAAGCGGATATGGGGCAACGGAAAAGAAGAACCATATACACTTTCTTCCTATAAGGATTTGACGATTTCGTCACTTAGAAACTTGAGTGAATTTGAGGTGCTACTCTTGAGATTATCCAGAGCTGGAACGGCTATCGTTATTGATAAGGAATATGATGACAGTTATATTCAACCGGAAAAAGAACCGGAAGCGGATTTTCACTAAGAAAGCGGGGATATTGAATGTCGAGAATAGGAATCGGAAACAACATCACACAACCGGATGCGCGGTGTATGTCATGCAAGCGTTGGAAGAGTGCAAGTAAAGGGTTCTGGGGAAGAGCCGGACATTGTTCTCTTCCGTATTGCGAGAAAGATATGAGAAATAAAGGAAAGAGAGGTTACAGATAAATGCAGTATATCAAAGCGAAATTTCCAAACAGCACAAGAAGCTATGTGTATCGTACCGAGGATAATGTAAAAGCCGGTGACACGGTTGTAAATGCCAAAGGTGCAAAGCTGACTGTTACGGATGAATCGGTGAATATGAAGTGGGTAGAAACCTACGGTGCTGATAAGATGGCGGTTGTGAAGAAATATGAAGCGCCGGAAAAACAGTACATTGTCGAGCGTGAGTTTGAACACGCAGGCTACAAATGTGTTGTCATATTTGGAAGTATCGGGCACAGATGCGGTTATGTCGGCATTCCAAAGAATCATCCGTTATACGGAAAGGATTACAGTGGTTACCTTGAAATCAAGAAAGCCGATGTCGGGGACAGAGAAGTAAGCGGAATTTTTCCTTTGCTTGGTGCTTGCCTGGATGAAGATGAAAGAATCCGAATTGAAGCATATTTTCAGTGTCACGGTGGCATTACATATGCAGGCGGTGGAGAGCGTTCAAGTTATCCAATCGAGAGTGATTTGTGGTGGTTCGGATTTGATTGCGGTCATGCAGGAGATAGACCGGATTACGAGTATGCAATCAAGCAGTTTCCGAAACGCAGGGATGGACTTGAAAGAATTTTAGATATTCAAAATCAGTGTCATTATGATGGCGATGTTATTCGCACCGAAGAATACGTTGCGGAAGAGTGCAAGAAGTTAGCGGAGCAGTTAAAAGAATTTGAAGAAAGCGAGGAATAGATATGGTTATCAAAACAAAGAGATTTTATGTAAACAGTAAGTCATGCAAGGTGGAACTTAAAAAAGAGGGTGCTGATTACCTTGTGGTAGTTGACGGCAATGTGTATGCAAAGACTCCGAACGAATTGCATGCGGTGCAGAAATTTAATGAGATTTAAGAAAGCGAGGAATAGATATGATTAAATCAGATTTTGGAACAATAGAAGTAGACGGAAGAGAGCCGGTTATCATGGCTGAATTTGAAACTCTTTTGGTAGCATTAAGGAGAGTTCTCGGAGATAAGAAATACAACTTTGTTTTGCAGGAAGCAAGTAATAAAGAACTGACCAAGGAGGGTAAGGAAACATTAAGAAAAGGCGAAACAGAACGCTTAGTAGAAGCTCTCAAAACTTTTTTTAGTGAAATGGAGGATAATTAATTATGGCAGAGAATACGGCAGTATCTACGCAGGGAAAACAGGAAATGAATACACAACTTTCCTATTATACGAACCAGTACATAGGACTTATGGAGCGTGACTTTGCAGAGCATGGACTTGTGCTTAATGATTATTCCAAGCAGTGTGTCATGGCATCCATGAGTGCTATTTACAACCTTGTTACATCTAGCAAAGCCGCCATGAGTAACTTGAATGGATCTAATTTGAGACAGATTATTGGACAGGTATCAAGCCTTCAACTTAATGCAAATGCAGTGCCGAGAGAGTGCTACTTCCAGTTGAGAAGCAAACAAGATGCAAATGGAAATTGGTACAAGGAAGTAGAAATGGGAATCGAAGGAGACGGAAACGATGCACTCCTTCGAAACTTTGGGGTTGATGTTAAAAAGGTATATCCAGTATGGCTTGTGAAAGAAGGTGATGATTTTACATATCCAAAGCATAAAGGAATTGAAGTTACGCCGCCGGAATGGGAAGAAAAAGGACTTTCGCAGAGAGTTATCCGTGTTGTTTACCCGGTGGAAATGAAAGATGGGAAAGTTGAATATATGATAGCAGAGCGTGAAAGCGTAAAAGGAAACCTTTTTGCTCATGTTCGCAATAATCTTCTGAATGAGACTTTCGGACTTGTAAAAGGCGGCAAAAAGACACGCTATGATGCAACGGAAACAGAAAAGAAAGCTATCGCAGAAAAGAAAAATGAAATTTTGAAAGAGCTTTTAGCTTGCAAAACTGTTGAAGATATGCTTTCCTGCGAAGTTGCAAGACCATACATGAGTGCCGCATGGCTTGATACATCTGAATCCATGATCGTTCGAAAGATGCGCAATAATGCAATCAAGAAGCATCCAAAAGACCTTAATGCTATTGCAAAACAGTCTCTTATGCAGATAGATGAAACTTATCAGCAGACACAGGAAGAAATTTCCGAAAACGCCAATTCAGAGCCGTTTGTTGTAGCAGAATCCGAAGCGACTGACGGTGCAGCAGTCGAGCCGGAGAAAGTCGTTGAGAATGACGAGAATGTACCGGACTTTATGAAAGATTAGGGAGGTTGCCATGAGAGTTATATCACAGGACGGAGCACTTGATATTCCGTATGAGCAAGTAGTTATTCAGAGGTTTAATGGAGAAATCTATTTTTTGAACAAGAACCTTACAGGGATAGATGATCTTGTCAGTGACATTGTTATTGCTAAATACTCCACCGAAGAAAAAGCAAAGAAAGCCATGGAAGAATTGAGATATGCCTATATGTGTCACAGCCTTGTAAAGATGGGGCAGACACCGCCAGATGGAATTGACGAAAATATTGACGAAAAACTCACTATGGGTTTGAGCGGAGTATTTCACTTTCCGGCAGAGGAAGAATTGGAGTAGGGTATGGATAATTTAACAAGATACACCGCAGACGATGAAGTACCGAATTGTGGACGATGTGAACACATCAATGATTCTAATGAATGGTGTATGCAAAATTGCGGCGGAGCAAATGGCTGGAGCGGCTATTTGAGATATGGAGAAAGCGAGGTGACAAAAGATTGAAACTTAGAGTTTTGAGTTCAAGCAGTTCCGGAAACTCATACGCCTTGATTTCAGACAGTGGCGAAATCCTTGCCATTGAAGCCGGATGCAAATTTCTTGATTTTAAGAAAATGATTGATTGGAAAATAGCAAATGTTTCCGGATGCATTGTGAGCCACGAACATGGAGACCATGCACGATACATAAAAGATTTCATGAAATCCGGCATTCCGGTTTATACGGCATTTGAAACACAGACCGCACTTGAAACCATTACAGGAGAGCGTACAATAGCCATTCCACCGCGCAGACCAAGGCAAATCGGCAGTTTTACAGTAACACCCTTCAATGTGCCACACGATACAGAAATCGAGTGCTACGGCTATTTAATCGAGCATGAGGAAATGGGCAAGCTATTATTCTTGACCGACTTGGAATATTGCAAGTATGACTTTTCCGGCATAAAGGTTGAGCATATCATGGTCGAAGCCAATTATAGCATGGACTTGGTAGATCGGAATGAACCGAACTATGAACACCGTTTACGAGGTCATATGAGCCTTGATACGGCACTTAAATTTATTCAGACGAACGACAACCCAGCTTTACGAAATGTCGTTTTAATACACTTATCGGACACAAGCGGAGATCCCGCGTTATTCCTACAACTAACGAAAGAAAAAATTAAATATGGAGCAAATATTTATGTTGCAGACAAAGGGTTAGAGGTTGATATGAACCTTTGTCCGTTCTGAAAGGAGAAAGCATGGAAAAAGGAACAAAGTGCAGAGTTATTAGTGATGATTATGGGTTTTTAAACCGGGAGAAATCGTTGTTGCATTAGAAACCAATGATGTGCCATATTGCGCAAAAGAATCGGCATATTCTCCGGGAAAACAGATTTCCGATTACAGATTAGATGAGTATGCCGCTTTACACGATTACGAACTCGAAGCAATTGATGAATAATTAGGTTGAAACACCTTGGCGAAAGCCTAAAAGAAACTATCTTGTTTGGCGAATAGTTATCACAAACTTTATTGAAAGCCATGTTTTGGCGGTGCGTTTACCGTACCGCCCTTACAAAAGATTGGAGGTAAAAATTGAAATTATGCGAATACTGTATGGCTGAATTTGAGCCGAAGCGACCAGATCAAAAATACTGTAGACCAAAATGCGCCAAAAGATCTGCACGGTTTAGAAATTTTAAAAAGGCTGGAAGAATTGTGTATACAAGAATATGCCCGAAATGTGGCAGAATTTTTATGACGATAGATGAAAACAAGTTTAATTGCCAAGACTGCATTAGCATTGACGTTAAAGAACGCTTGATAAAGCCAAAGAAAAAGGATGATGCAATAAAGGCCGTGAATCATATGGCACGCGCTTCCGGCATGAGCTACGGAAAGTTTGTGGCTCAAATGAGCATGAAGCCATTGGAGAGGAAGTGATTGGGGTGGATTATAAGAAATTTAGACAGGCAAAAGCCATCGAAGCCAAAAATAAACAGAAGTGGCTTGCGTTGAATCCGAAACTGAATGATGAAAGCGGAATATACTTCTTACTTCGTGAGGATGAAAATGGTTTCCGGTATGCGTATATCGGGCAGGCACTGCATATAATCAGCAGATTGTGTAGCCACCTTACAGGCTATGAACAACACATAGACCTTAGTTTACGCAAGCATAAGTTGTACAACGAGAGCGACAATCCTTATGGTTGGCGAGTTGAATTTTTGAATTTTCCCGAAAGCCAGCTTGACGAAAAAGAGAAATATTACATCAAGCTATACGCAGATAAAGGCTATCAGCTTAGAAATGTCAGCTTAGGCGGTCAAGGAGAAAATCGTGCTAGTGGCTCAATAGGAGAAAGAAAAGCACCTAAAGGCTATATGCAGGGCGTACAACAAGGTAAAAAGACTCTTGCCAAGGAATTATCGCATATCGCTGAAAAGCACCTTAAAATCGAAATTAGAGACGATAAGAAGCATAATAAGGTGTCGCAGAAACAGTTTGAGAAGTTTATGGCTTTGATTTCTGGAAATACATATAAGGAGAGTGATTAAATGGCAGAAGTCAAGTGGATTAAAATCACAACAGATGTCTTTGACGATGAAAAGATTCTGCTGATTGAGAGTATGCCGAGTGCGGATAGCATCATTACGATTTGGTTCAAACTTCTAATTCTTGCCGGAAAACAGAATAACAACGGTGTGTTTATGATGAGCAACAAGTTGCCGTTCACGGATGAAATGCTTGCTACCATTTTCCGCAGAGATTTGAACACGGTAAGGCTTGCGCTTAAGGCCTTTGAAGAATTTGGAATGATTGAAGTTGTTGACAACGTGATAACGATTCCGAATTGGAATAAGCATCAAACACTTGACGCTTATGAGAAGAAAAAGGAACGTGACAGGCTATATCAACAGAACCGAAGAAAGAAGCAGAAAAACCTAATTGAACAAAAATCGCCCGATAAATCGTCTGACGTCGCTGTTTCAGATAAAGAAG